CCCGCCTCGGTTTGCAGGCGGTTGACGGCCGTGGTGAGTTTGACGATCGTATCGGCCTCTTTGGCATTGGCGAAGCGCCGGCCCTGCTCGCGGCCGAGGATAGTCTCGTTTATTTCGGCGATCTGACGCTGGAAATTACGGATCTGCTCCTCGGTGGTCATCGACATCGTGGTGCGCAGCTCTTCCCAATGCCCCTCGGCCGCCCAACGGACGATCGTCGTGCGTGCGACACCCGCCCGTTCGGCGATTTCCGCCTGCGTGAGGCTCTCGCGCAAATACAATGTACGAGCGTAGTCTTTGAGTTGCTGACGTGGATTTCGGGGCATTTTCTTGCGGTTTTACGATGCAAAAGTGGGGCTCGGCATCCGAAGTCGCAAACGGAGAAAACAGCACGGAACGATGTAATTATATTATTTATATATAAAATGTTATGATGTAATTCCGATTTGCAAAAAGGCGGAATGAGGTTCAATTTTGCGGCGACGAACACACACGACATCCGCCATGACACATCATCGCATCTCGAATATCATCGACGACGAAAACGGCTGCTGCATCATGCTCTACGGAGACATCGGCGACTGGGGCGCCGTGCGGCCCGAGGACATTGTCCGCGAGCTGATGTCGGCCGAGCACGAAGGGCGCCGCATCGACGTCCGCATCAACAGCGTCGGCGGCGAAGTCTATGCCGCCTTGGCGATCTTCAACGCTTTGCGGTCCTCGCGCGCGGAGATAACGATCTATATAGATTGTCTGGCTGCGAGCGCAGCCTCGATCATCGCCGGCTGCGGCCGTCCGGTGCAGATCGCCGACAACGGACGCCTGATGATTCATCGGATCCGGACCGAAACTTTCGGCACGGCCGACGAGATCCGCACCTGCGCGACGGAAGTGGAATCGCTCGAATCGGTGCTCGTAGACATCTATGCCCGACGCACGGGCCTCGCACCGGAAGCGATCCGTGCGACCTATTTCGACGGGCAGGATCATTGGCTCACGGCCGAAGAGGCTTTGCATTTGGGCTTCGTGGACGGGATCTTTGCCGCCGGTGATCCGGTGTCCGATGCCGCCGCCACACCGCGCCAGATCTGCGACGCCTATACGCAACGGTATCTCAATTCTCTGAATACGCAAATATCAAAATCCAAGACCACCATGTTGAATCAACTCAGAAGCCGCCCGCGCTTCACGGACTGCGCGGACGAGGCTGGGGCTCTCGCGCGCATCGCCGAATTGGAACAGCAGGCCGCTGCCGCGGATGCGCTCCGCAGCGAACGGGACGCCTTGCAGTCCGAACGCGACAGATTGCAGGCCGAGAACGAGGAGCTGCGGCAGCGACAGCAGCAAGCCGAGGAGGCCGAAACGGAGCAAGCCCTTTCCGATCTCGAAGCCCGCGGGCTCGTTCCTGCCGGACAGAAAGAAAATGCCCGCGCCATGCTGCGGGCCGACAAAGCGGCCGCCATGGCCTATTTCGGAGCGCTCAAGCCGGGCCGTCGGATCGTCAATGAACTCGAAGCATCCGCAGGCGGCGAAGACGCACTCGAAAAACGCAAGGAGGAGGTCCGCAAAAAACTCGGACGCTGAACCTTTTTACAATTCACATTATGGCAAACAATCCTCAAATCCAGACCAATTACGGCGGTGAATTTCTCAACCGCCTGCTGACGCTCGTAACGACGGGCAACGAACTCTTCGAGCGCGGACTGCTGCACATGGAGCAGAACGTCGGCGACCGCTTCTCGCTTCCGCGGATGCGGCTTTCGAAAATCCTTCAGAAGCGCGTCGAACAGCCTACGTCGGAAAACTCCAAAGGGCAGTTCACCATCGACGAGCGCGTTCTGCGTCCGCAGGACGTCATGGCATACACGGAGTTCAACCCGCGGCTTTTCGAGAAGTTCTGGAAGCCCTTCCAGCCCACGGGCGAGCTGGTTTTCCGCGAACTACCGTCCGACGTGCAGGAGCAGATGCTGCTCGAAGTGGCGAAAGTCGCACGCAACGAGTTGGGTTTCCACTTCATCCAAGGCGTACAGGGCGATGGCGAAGAACAGTTCTTTAACGGCATTCTGACGCGCATCGTGAACGATGCGGACACGATCAAAGCCACCACGTCGGAGAAGACGATGCTGGCACGTCTGCGCGCCGTATGGCAGAAAGTCCCGGCCGTGATGCGCAACGATCCTAACTTCTGCTTTCTGATGTCGGCGAACGACATCGACAAATACGACGACGAAATCACCGATTCGTCGAAAGGGGCCGATCCCACGTCGGCCAACGCCGTCCGATTCAAAGGCAAACGCATCGAAGGACTCGCCGACTGGCCCGACGACGTGATCGTGGCGACCGTGGCGAGTCTGGACATCGACTCGAACCTCTGGGCGGCCTGCAACCTCGTGGACGATACGACGGCCATCAAGGTCGAGCGCGTAACCAACGCCGGCGAACGCTACTTCTTCAAGATGTTGATGAAGATCGACACCAACATCGTCTGGGGGCAGCTGGCCGTGCTGCTCGACGCGCGTCAGACGACGCTGAGCGTCTCGCCGACGACCGTGCCGGAGTTCGCCAAGAGCGGCGGCGAGAAAACCGTAACGGTTACCTCCTCCTCCGAGAACTGGACCGCTGCGGTCGATGGCGGGACGGACTGGTTTTCCGTAGCGAAATCCGGCGACAAAGTCAAGGTTACGGCACAGGCCAATGCCGAAGGTGCGCGCAGCGGGTCTTTCACGGTCAGCGTGAACGGAAAAACGCAGAAGGTCGCGGTGTCGCAAGCCGCAGGTAATGCGTGATGCCATGAGGCCCGCAGAATTCAAACGCACGTACTATCCGGCCATCGAGCGTGTCTGCGCCCGAACGGGGCTCAATCCCCTGTTCGTTGCGGCGCAGGCAGCGCTCGAAACCGGCTGGGGCGAACGTGCCATCGGCTGCAACCTCTTCGGCATTACGGCCGGAGACAAATGGACCGGCAAACGGCAAAGGGTACGGACGACCGAATACTTTCCGGACGACCAGCAGGCGGAACGCTTCCCGAAGGTATACTCCATCGTGCGGATGCGCGACGGACGCTGGCGCTACGATGTGGAGCGCGACTTCCGCGACTACGATTCCGTCGAGGAGTGCCTCGAAGATCACTTCCGCATACTCTCGGCCGAACGTTACCGACGGGCGATGGATTATCGGGACGACGTGAAACGCTTCGCATACGAAGTGGCGAAGGCCGGATACTGCACGGCACAACCCGAGGTATACGCCGAGACGATCGGCAAAGTGGCCGCAATGATTTCCGAACTCTGATTTAATCGATGAACGACGATGGACGAAGTATGGAACATACTCGCATGGGCGATTCCCAGCGGGTTCCTCTCCTCCGTTGCGACGTGGCTCATCACCCGCCGCAAACAGAACAACGATTTTCTGTCCGAGCTTCAGAGCTCGATCAATCTTCTGTCGAGCGAGAACAAGAAGATTCTGGCCGAGAACATCCAGCTCAGGCGTGAGAACGTGGACCTCAAGGCCAATCAGGAGGAGATGCTCCAACGCATAGACCGCCTGACGGGAGAGGTCGCACGACTTCGCAAAGCCATCGGGAAACACACGACACGAAATGACGATACGCATGCTTCCGATGTTCGCGGCTCTGCTGCTGGCGGCGTGCTCGGTGAACAGGAGGACACTCAGCAGCAAAACACAGGTGCGGGCCGACACGGCATCGCACGCCTTCGCGGACGCCGGGGACGTCGTCCGGCAGACGAACATCCGGACACGGAATCACTGGAAAACGCACGAGCGGATGATACGCTCGGAGCTGGCGGAGCCGATACCGGCCCGGACAGCTTCGGTGAATCTGACGGCGGCGAACCTCCGTAACCTGCCCGACGGGGCATCGTACGTCGCACGCGACGGGCGGCTCACGCTCGAAGCACGCCGCGACGGAGATACGCTCCGCATCGTCGCACATGCCGATTCGCTCGCCCGCCGCACGGTTCGACATGAATACCGGCAATGCGACAGCATGGTGCAGGACACCGCTTTCCGGCGGATTCTCGACAGCCTCGCACGCACCTGTGAACGGGTGCAGCGCACGACGCGCGGAACCGAATCGCAGGCCGCCGAAGAGCGGAGCCGCAAACCGGCGCATCTTCTCTGGCTGTCGGCAGCCCTTCTGGCCGCAGGTCTTGCAGGATGGTGGCGGGTACACAGAAAATAAACAAACCTTAAAAAACGACATTTTATGAAACGATCGGTTACACAAACCAACGACGGTTACTATGTGCTGCTCGACGCTTTCTATTTCAACGGCAAGCGTCTGGGCAACATCTCCGAAGAGGGTGTCGACTGGGGCGGCGACGATGCCCAGACTTTCGAGCTGTGGGCGGCGCAGATCCGCAGCAACCCCGTACTGGACATCGAGACGCGGGCCGCGACGAACGAGATTACGGGCAAGATGATCGAGATGGTGCCCTCCAACTGCGTCGATCTGATGGGCGGCAAGGCCGTAGGTGAGGAATGGCAGATGCCTGCCAACTCGCTGCGAGCCGAAGGCGACGTGCGCATCCTGACAGGTACGGGCAAGACCATCAAGATCAAACGGGCGTCGCTGCGCGCTTCGAAGATCCGCGGCGGACTGGGCGGCGAGAAGAACATCGGCATCGAGTTCGGCCTCAAGATGCTCGCCCCCAAGGACGGCTCCTCGCCCGGTTCCATGCTTCCCACGGAGCCCTTCATCGAGGCCGAACCCACGGCGTTGACCTTCGGGGCCGACGGCGGCAGCAAGGCTGTGGCTATCGAAGCATCGGGACCTTTCTCGGTCGGCGTCGTGCCCGAGGGATTCAGCGTCGAACTCGTGAACGGACGCGTAACGGTGATTGCCGAAGCAAATGCTACGGGTTCGCCGCGCTCGGGGAAACTCGAATTCATCCTCGAAAGCGATGTCGAAACCAAAGCGTCGGTTACTCTTTCGCAGCCTAACAACGCCTAAGCCGTGAAACGGGACACTGCGCGGGAGGCGGCGGAGGCGTTGTTGGATGCAGGGCTTTCGCTGCCTCTGCTGCGCCTCCGTTTGCCGTGGATGCGGCCGCGGACCATCCGCATCGTCATGCGCCGCCCCTTTTTGGGCGACATCATCCGTCTGGCCAAAGAGCGCCGGGCCCTCGGCGTAACATACGCGCAGATGGCGCGATTCACGCCCGACGAAGCCGCGGACTTTCTGGCCGAACACGGGTACCGCCTCGCGCGCATGGTGGCGCGGACCGTCTGCCGGGGCCTCGTCTCAGGACCGCTGCTGAGACCGTTGCTCGCGTGGATCATCCTGCACGGCATGCCGCGCGAGTATTTGCTCGAAGCACAGTCGAAGTTCATCGCTCTGCTATTCGAAGTAAGGGATTTTCAGAATATTATCGCATCGGTCGAAAGCCTCGATCCGCTTCGGCCCGTGTCGAGCCGCGAAAAAACAACAAACAGGAGTTAAAGAGCCGTTCGGAAGGTTCCCATAGCCTGTTCGGGATCATCTGGCAGATTGCGTCGGCTACCGGCTGGAGCGTCCGCCACATCCTCTGGAAAATACCCTACACGACCTTGATGCTCATGCTTGCGGACGCTCCTCATCTCGAAGACGGGCCGCCGCCCGAAGCACAATCCGAGACCCGCTGCGGAGGCGTGAAATCCGCAGAAACCGTTTTCCAAACCCTGTTGTCCCCGAAACCGTGAAACCTGTCGAAATAGAATTCCTGCTCCGCAACCGCACGCGCGACGGCCTCTCCGGCATCTCCTCCGATGTCGGACGGGTCGGAGCGCAGGCGGACGCCGTGCAGAAGGGACTCGAACGGTTGCGCTCGAAAGCCGGACAGACCGCAGCCTCCGTGTCGGGCATCTTCCCGAAGATCGGCGAAGGGATACCCAAAGAGACGCTCGCTCTGTTCGACCGTATGAGCGACGAACTCTTCGGCGGCATGTCGCACAAGGCGCGGCAGCTGGTGGAGGATATACAGGAGGACACGCTCTCGCTGCGGCAGGTGGAGCAGATGCAGCATGCCCTGAACGACGCCTACGAACAGGGCACGCTCTCGCTCGGCGAGTATCTGGCCACGCAGGCGCGGCTCTCCGTGCTGCACGACCGGATCGCGCAGGTCGTGTCCGCAAACGAGCAGGCGCTTCGGCGAGAAGCGGCCGCTGCGGATGTCGCCGAAGACAGCATCGCGGCTCTTCAGATGCGCGTAACGCTCCTTACGACGGAGTACATGCACCTCTCGCAGGCGCAGCGGGAAGGGGCCGAGGGAACGGAATTGCTGAAAAACATCTCCGAGGTACAGGGAAGGCTCGAAACGGCGACCGTCGCCATGAACCGCTACGGCGGTACGGCACGCACGCAGTTCAACAGCCTCGGCATGTCCATCCAGCAGATCGTGCGCGAGGCGCCGTCGCTGGCCATGGGGCCGCAGATGTTCTTTCTGGCCATATCCAACAATCTGCCCATCTTCGCCGATGCCGTGGCTCGCGCACGGCAGGAGTATCAGATGCTCGTCGCGGCCAACAGGCAGGCCGTGCCCGTCTGGCGGCAGATCCTCTCGTCGCTGCTGAGCTGGCAGACCGTCATGGTCGGAGGGATCACCGCACTGGTCTTGTACGGAGACCGGATCACCGGATTCGTCGCCGATCTGTTCCGCGGCAAGCAGGCATTCGACTCCACGGCTGCCGCTGCGGAAAGGTTTCATGCCGTGATGACCGAGGGTGCACAGGGCGCGCAGGCCGAGATCACGAAGTTGCAGCTCCTATACGATGCAGCCACCGATGCGGCCAAGCCCTACGAAGAGCGCGCAACCGCTGTCGAAAAACTGCAACGGATCTATCCGGCCTACTTCGACAGCCTCTCCTCGGAGGCCATCATGGCCGGAACGGCCGAAGCGGCCTACCGAAACCTCACGACCGCCATCCTCGAAACCGCACAGGCGCGGGCCGCCGAGAATCAGTTGACCGAAATTGCCGAAGACGAACTGCTTTTGCGGCGGGCCAAATCCTATAAGGACTATGTCGACGCTTTCTCGAAATACGCAGAGGCTGAGCAAATATTTGACGAAAAAATCGATGCGTATCGACGAAGCGACTATGATGATGAATGGGCGAAAAGCGATGTGGCGTTCGCACTTGCGCAATTAAGGCGATCACGCGATGTCATGCAGCAGATGCGCGAGCGTCTGTTCGAAGAAGTCGGATCTTCAAAAGGTGGCGATGAGCTCATAACCCGAATCGAAAATGAGTTCGAAGGAAGTGTTGCAAAATTCCTTCGACACAACGAAGAGAGCAGACGACTGCTTGAGGATGTCGCTAAGAAACAATACACGCGCCTGACGCCCGAGGAGCTCAATGCCGGAAGCGAAGGGAGGGGCGGAGGCGCCGCCTCGCGCGATCAGCGGCTGGACGAGCAGCTGTTGCAAGAACGCCGCCGCATAGAGGAGCAGGAGTTGGAGATCTTGCAGGAGGGATTCGCCAAGCGCCGTGCCGAGGCCGGTGCGGCCTATGACCGCGAATTGCAGGATATAGAGGCACACCGCCGGCAGCTGCTCGCCTCGGCAGCCGAAGACCGCCGGCAAGGCAAAACGACACCGACGGACAGCCAGATCGATGCGCTCTTCGCGCAGCAGCGGCAGAACGAACTGGAGATCTATCGGCAAACCTCCGAGGCGATCGACCGGGAGGAGACGGCCGCACGTCAGCAGCGCCTGCAACGCGAAGAGGAAGCGTGGGACGAATACCTGCGCTCCTACGGCAACTTCGAGGAGCGGGTGCTGGCCACGACCCGCGAATACGATCGCAAGATCGCAGACGCAGGCACGGCCGGCGAGCGTGCACGTCTCGAAGCCGAAAAGCAGCAGGCGCTGGCTGAACTCGAAACCGAAGGTTCGGCATGGGCCAAATCGCTGGCCGACAAATCGGCCGACGAACTGCGGAAGATGCTCGAAGAGGTGCGGCGTCAGTTCGACGAAGCTCAAGAACTCTTCGAGCAGATCGGCTCCTCCTCGCCGGCAACCGCCGCACTGCTGCGCTATATCGCTCAGCTCGAAGCGCAGATCGAGGAACTTCGGGAACGCCTCGAAGGTTCCCGGCAGCCGAACGAGGCGTCGGATGTTGAGCAGGCGCCGGGCCGCGACTGGGCCATGACGGCCGCAGGGCTCGAAGCCGTGGCCTCGGGAGCCCGCAAAGCGGCCGAAGCCGTGCGGGAGGTCGATGCGGGGCTGGCCGACGTACTGACAGCGCTGGTCGATGTTTCGAGCGGTGCCGCGCAGTTCGCAAACAGCGTGGCAGCCATCATAGCGAAAGCCTCGTTCGGCAGCATCATGGGCGGCATCTCCGCCGGAGTCGGGCTCATCTCGTCGATTATCGGCCTGTTCGAGCGCGGCGAGAGTTCCATGGAGCGCAACCTCCGCGTAGCACGGGAGTTCAACGAGGAGCTGCGCGTGATGAACGAACGGGCGCGGATCAACGCCGACGAGGGCGGCATCTTCGGCGATTTCGCTTACAGGAACTTTCTGTCCAACGTCTCCGCGCTGCGCGACGCGCAGGCCGCCTACCGCCAGACGCAGGAGCAGATCCGCAATCGCGGCGAAGAGGTATACAAAGGTCGGGATATAGATGCCAAGACCGAGGGGCTGATGAACGGCACTTATACGGGTCTGTCGGGTCTCTACCGCAGCGACCGCAGCTGGGAGACGGACGCCGAATCCGTGGCCAACATGCAGGTGCAGACGCAGCATTCGACCAAAGGATTTTTAGGTATAGGACGTCGTTCGGCCAAATACGACTCCCTGCGCAATCAGCTGCCGGAGCTCTTCGACGAGAACGGCGAACTGGTCATGGAGAATCTGCGCGAGTTCGTCGACAGCGAAAACGAGGTCTACCAGCATCTCTCGGAGGAGAACCGTGCGTACCTGCGGCGCATGGCCGACGACTGGGAGACCTACGAGCAGGCCGTCGATGCGGTTGGCGACTATCTGACGTCGGTTTTCGGTGAACTGGGCGATACGCTGACCGATGCGCTCGTTTCGGCCGCAGCTGCCGGGACGGACGCCCTCGAATCGGTTAAGGACGCTGTATCCGGTGTGATCGAGCAGCTGGCCACGGATATGTTGCAGACGATGTTTCTCGCTCCGATTCTCGAAAAAGCCGAACAGCAAATGCAAGAGGTGATGACCGGAGATTTGTCGGACGAGGAACGGTTCTCCGCAATGTTAAATATTTTCGGTGATCTGGTTACAAAGGTGTATGGCCAACAAGAAGCGATGGAAAATTGGATGGCTGATGCAAAAGATATTGCTGCGAAGGAGGGCATCACGATCTTCGACGACGATGAAGGCGGCACGACGCAGCAAGGCAAGGCCGGAGCACTCTACACGGTCAGTCAGGACAGCTTTTCACGCATCGAAGGTCTCGCTACGTCGATCCAGATGCACGCCGCGGCCTCCGATCTCAAGCTGGGAAATATCGTCGATGCGATGAGCGAAAGCCTCGATGCGCTCAATGCCCTCGTGCGCAACACGGATGTCCTGCCCCGCATGTATGCGTTGTGGGAAAAGATCCGGCGGGACGGTTTGAAAGCCAAATAAACAGCATTATGAAGATACTCGAAGGACTTCTGACGATCAACGGCAGCGATCCGTACCTCGATTTCGGCGCCTTTCTGGCCGAAGAGGAAGCCGGTGGCCATGCCAATTACGACGCCCTGCTCAAAGGACCGAAACTCAAAGAACAGCGTACGGTCTCCTACCGCGACAGGGACGGAGTGCGGCTGCCGGCCAAGCTCGTGCAGCGCTGGGAAGCCCGCACGGTCGCCCTTCGCTTCGCCATCGTGGCGCCCGACGCCGCAACATTCGAACGCCGGTACTACGGCTTCCTCGATTTTCTGCGGCAAGGCGAAGACGGCTATCTCATGCTGCACCTGAAGGAACTCTCGCGCACTTGGAGGTTCTATCTCACGGAGTGCTCGGATTACAGCCAGCTCACCGCTTTCGACAGCGAGGTCGTAGGGACGTTCACCGCGACCTTTTGCGAACCTGTGCCGGACTTCTCGGCGCTTGTTCGAACAAACCCTGAAAACCGATCCGACAATGGATGAACTGAAGATATACGACCGCACGGGCGCGGTGAAGCTGACTGCGTACGTCGAAGAAGATTCGACGCACGACTGGGGAATCATGGAAGACAACCGGCTCTCGCTCACGTTCCATACGGAAGAGTGCGTCCTGCTCCTGCCCGGAGATTGGGTGGTGTTCGACGGCGAGCGCTTTTGGCTTACGCAGGAGTATAAACCCCAGCAGTCGGCAGAGACCGAATGGAAATACGACCTCTCCTTCGGAGGTGTCGAAGCGCTTCTGGCGCAGACGCTCGTGCTCGACACCACGGACGGTGCCGACCGTCCGCTGTTCGTGCTCACGGCGCCGGCACGCGAACACATGGCGCTCATCGTCGCAAACATCAACCGCCGTCTTGCCACGACCGAGTGGAAGGTCGGCGAGGTCGTACCCTCGGAGAATATCGAGATCGACTACTCGGGCAAGAGCTGTGCCGAAGCGCTCGCAGAGCTGGCCGAAACGTGCCGGACCGAATACTGGGCGGACGGCATCACACTCAATCTGAGCCGCTGCGAGTTCGGAGAAGCCATCGAACTGGGATACGGACGCGGACTGACCGCCGAGATCGAATGTTCGATGGCCGACGACCTTCGTTCGTATGCCTACCTCTACCCGGTGGGTTCGACCCGAAACATCGACCCCCAAAAATACGGCCACGACCGGCTGCAACTGCCCGGCGGCGAGACGCGCATCGACATGAACCCCGAACAGGGATTCGGTGAACTGGTCGAGTCGGAGGCATTCGAAGACATCTATCCGCGCTATGTCGGACAGGTCTATTCCGTGCTTCGGACCGAAGCTAAGGACGACGAGGGCAACACCTACTACATCTATCGTTTCGACGACCGATCTTTGCCGTTCAACCCGAACGACTATGAGATCGCGGGTCTCGTAAAGCGCGTAACGTTTCAAACCGGCGAACTCGCAGGACGCGAATTCGAAGTCAACTACGACCCCGACTGGGACGAAGGCATGTTCGAAATCATCACGCAATGGCCCTATGACGACGATACGCAGCTGCCGGGCGGACTGCTCGAACCCGAACCCGGAGATGAATACGTCCTGTGGAATATCCGCATGCCGGACGAATACTATCCCTTGGCGGAACAGGAGTTCCTGCAAGCCGCCCAGAAGTTCGCCGCGGAAGCACGACGCGACGTAAGCGTATACAAGGCGCCGCTCGACTACATCGATGTCCAAGAGCGAGGGCTCGTGCTACGCCCCGGGCAACGGGTGCGGCTGCTCAGCAAAGAGTACTTTCCCCAAACGGGTTACTACGACAGCCGCATCATTCGCATTTCGCGTCCTGTTCTCTATCCCGACGAAGTGAGCGTCGAGATCAGCGCCGTGCGGTCCACGGGGTTTGTCTCGCGCATCGAAAACGACATCAAAGCCATTCGGCATTCCGTGAAACTCGTCTCGTCGGAGTACCCCGATCTGATCCGCTCGTGGGAGGAGACGCCCGCAAGCGACACGACGGTCTATACCTCGCGGAAGAGCGAACGGGAATTCCTCAATCGCCGGCGCGGCGGAACTGTCGAAGGCGACCTCTTTCTTCGGAAAGGAGCCGTCTTCGGCGACTTCGCTTCGGGTCTGA